GATGGCCGCATCCGAACTTATGGCCGACAAACTCAAGGCACTTGAACCAAAGGAAGAACCAGAGTTAGAAATATGGGACTGGTGGAGATTCAAGCAAGAGGGTTTGAACTGTCCACAACAGCGATGGATTGCTGAAAATATGCTTGTGTACCAAGGGTTGCACTACATTGCTGCCGCATCCGGTCACGGTAAGTCATGGCTTGGTATTGACCTTGCTATTGCTTGCGCCGCTGGCAGGCCTTGGTGCAACTTCATACCAACCGAAGCAGTGAATGTTTTATATATCAATGAAGAAATCTTGCTTGAGAAGTTCTGGCAAAGGTTTTACAAGATGCACGATACAGACTTGCCAAATCTACACATCATCCAAAAGAAGATGACCAAGGTAGATAAAGACGCTCACGTAAAGCGATTGGTGAAGTACATCAAGGAGCATTCTATACAGCTCGTTATTATTGATACTTTTGTACGGGTTCATAGTATGGATGAAAACGATAACAGCGCAGTGGCAAAACTATATGATCGGTTCCAGGAACTCATTGATGCAGGAGCGGCGGTTGTTATCCTTCACCACAATAAGAAGGTTACACCGGGGACAGTCATGAGTCAGGATGTCATGCGTGGAGCCTCTGATTTGGCCGCACAGGCCGACTTAGTGCTTACGGTGCTACACGACATCGATGAGAAGACTTATGACGTGCGTACGGTCAAACATCGCCATGTTGGTGAAGATGACTGGGTGAACTTTATCTACAAGATTCGGAACAACGAAGACGGCAGTATTGAACTTCAGCAAGTAGCGACACCGGGGGCTGAAACTGAGTTGCTGGATAGGATTGTTCAGTACGTGGCAGATAACCCCGGTAAAGCCAAATCAGGCATTGCTGACGGCGTCAGAAAGAACCGTAACAGTGTCTGGGACACGGTTGATGATGCTGTGGAATTGCAACTGATTGAGTGCAGAGGTAAGCGGTATTACAAGCGGTAAAAACTGTATCGAAAAAACTGTATCCCTTTAAGAGTAATTGTAGATACAGATAGTTATAAACCCCCCTCTCTCAGACTCTCACCCCCTACCCCGAAGAGAGGGGTAGAGGGGTAGTTAAAAGAGCGAACCATGTACCTGGCGCTAAGGCGCCGGTACAGGTATCGCCAAGAAAGAATAGAAGCAAAATGGAAAGAGAAAAACTAAAGTTCATGAACTGGGATGAACTTCAAGCGGCGGTACTGGTTGAGCGACAGGATCCAAAGTGGGAGCGCAAATGGCATGCTGTCCGTGCTTGGCTTTTGTACGGTGGCAAGGTATCGCTGAAACGCTGGGTAAACCGTGAAGACAAAGAAACCTACCTTCGCCTAAAGGATGGCAAGGTTGTCTTGGTTCATTGGGATGGAACATGGCAACCATTCTCAACCCTTGATGGATTATCAAAGTATGACGAGTATATTTTGATTACATACGACCATGCTGGTTTTGAAAAGGTGCATCAAGGACGGCTGAAAAAGAGCGTTTGACAATATCCACCGGGTGGGTATATAGTTTGTGTGTTGGTGATGGATGTGAAAATGCTCGCAAGGGCGGCCCCAGTGGTTCCGGTAAAGACCTTTCCATCACCGACATATCAAAGAGCCAGTGGCTCAAGGAGTTTGACTATGGGATTCTTTGCACAGCATGGGAAGTATTCGGAAGGTAGCGGGAAGAAATTCTCCGTTGCCGAGCAGGGCATTTACATTTGTGCCCTCATTGATTGCGAAGCCGTACAAGGTAAGAGCTTCGACGATCCAAACGTTCTCGAACCCAACTTTAAGTGGGTGTTTGAGACCACGGAAGTCGGTGACGATGACGGCCAGCCGTTCCGCTTCATTCAGTACACCAAGACCTACTACGGCAACGAGAAAGCGAAACTGACAATCCTGCTCGATGGCATGGTTGGACGCATGACTAACGCGCAGTTTGCCGCACTTGACATCGAAGCGCTCAAAGGCAAGTCATGGCAAGTGGTCGTAGGCACCCGGCAGAAAATGAACGGCGAACTAACCAATGTCATCGAGACAGTCAAGCCGGTAAAGGTTGCAGCTACAAAGCCCCTAAAGAAGGCTGTACCGGTAACGGATGACATCGAAGATCCGTTTGACGAATAGGTGAGAACTCACTACACGGTCGGTAAGCTTGATGCGCTGGCGGTAATCGAAGACTGGGGGCTGGACTTTGTGTCCGGCTCCATTCTCAAATACCTACAGCGACAGGAGCATAAGGGGCAGGCGGAAGAAGACCGGCTAAAGGTACTTTGGTACGCCGCTTACCTTGTGACACGCTCCAGGGAGTATGCCGACCGGGTAGTAAATGATGCCAAGGAGATAAGTAATGGCACTAGCATTTAGTTTAGAAGAAAAGAAAGAACGCATCCGGCAAGCGATGGAAATCTACTCCACCACCGGGACATGGTCTAAAGCCGACAACATCGTCCGGCGGCAGAGCGTGGAGAAGTGGGTAAGAGACCCTGAGCTGCTGGCATACGCTACAAGCCTTGGTTACCAGCAGATGTGTACCGATGAGGTAGCAGGCTTTGCACCTACTACGGCACACTACACCGCCCGTATCGCTTTCTCCGGTGCCTTGGTGCATATGCGGGATGGCAGGTACGTTTGCCGGGATGGTGCAAGAATCCACTATGCCATCAGCCACGGGCAGATGGTGATGTACAAGCTCGACGGTGCTGGTAACCGGCACCATGCAGGCCCGGCTTACTTCCGTGGCGCAGACATACTCGCTAACGACTGGATGATAATCAGATGACATCTGAGTGTTATTACTGCGGTGGTTTATATTGTCATTCAAGCGGTGCAGTAGGTGACCACTTCCCAGAGCCACAGCGTACCGGAGGCACAGAAACCGTACCTTGTTGCAATGCCTGCCATGATATGAAAGACCGCATCCCGTTTGGAGAATGGAGATCAGGCGCACTAACAGAAATAATGAACGATTGGCATAAGTTTGGAAGATATACGCGTATCTTTCTTGCATCGTATGTATCTCTGACTTCAGGGGTTACAGGAGATAAAAAATGAAATACAACCAGGCACTTGATGCCTTGCTTGCGGAGAAGCCTATACGCCGGGCTTTGTGGCCTGAAGGGCTACACTTCCGGTTTAGTGAACTTTGGGACGTGTTCAGCGTTGCAGAGGGTACAGAGGTCAAAGAAAACAACTCGGTCATCTGGCTTACCGCTAGTGACCTGTTTGCCGAAGACTGGATGATCGGTAAGTACAATCCGGTAACCGGGGAGCCGATATGGGAAGAAACCAAATGATTCCATTTGCCATTGGTGCTTTGGTGGGGGCTGGATGCGTGGCGATAGGGTCAGAACTCTATACACGCTGGCTGTATGCTGATGTCAAGCGTAGGGCTAAAGCCCAAGGCATGAGTAAGGATAAATTACGCGCTGCTATGCTCTGGGCTACCAGCGCGGAGCTACGGAAGAATCTTGATGAGTAGAGAAAAGGAGTACGAAGATGGCAGCACAACCCGGAGCAGGTAGACCAACTAAGTACACACCGGCAACGGTAGCCAAACTCACAGACGCTCTGCGAGGTGGTAACACTCGCAGGGCTTCCTGTGCTGCCGCTGGTATAAGTCAGGAAACACTGGCTAGATGGTTAGCGGAAAATGTTGATTTTAGGGACTCTATAGAAAAAGCAGAAGGTGAAGCCGAGCTACGCAACCTTCAGGTCATCCAAGATGCAACCCGCACTACTTGGCAAGCGGCGGCGTGGTGGCTTGAACGTAAGCATAAAGCCGACTGGAGTAGCCGGGTAGAGCAGACCGGCGCAGATGGTAGCCCGGTCAAGGTGATCGTGGAGTACGCGGATAAGCCCGGTGCATGAGCTTCACCACGGCAACTGTCTTGACATCCTGCGCACCATGCCGGATTGCACGGTTGATGCTGTTGTAACCGATCCGCCGTACGGCTTATCCTTCATGGGCAAGCGTTGGGATTATGACGTTCCATCAACTGAGATATGGGCAGAATGCTTGCGGGTTCTGAAGCCAGGCGGTTACCTGCTGGCGTTTGCTGGTACTCGGACACAACACCGCATGGCGGTACGCATTGAAGATGCCGGGTTTGAGATACGGGATATGTTAGCGTGGATGTACGGTTCCGGGTTCCCTAAATCTCATAACGTAAGTTGTGCCATAGACAAGTCATTTGGTCACCCTAATCGTGGTAGAGCAATCCCTACAGCGTCCACGTATCAAGCTTCAGACGTCGATAAAGAAAACAAGTTGACCAGTAATGAGGTCACTCCATACGAACCACTTACTGATGAAGCAAAGAATTGGCAGGGCTGGGGTACAGCACTCAAACCAGCCATGGAGCCTATCACGATGGCACGTAAGCCCTTCAAAGCCACGGTAGCGCAGAACGTGCAGGAGTGGGGTACAGGCGCAATCAACATAGACGGTTGCCGGATTGGTGAAGAGGAAATAAAAACATCCGCAAAAATAGCAGGGCAAAGTTTCCAACATGATTACAACGGTTGTGAGGAATCAACACACTTAGGCCGGTGGCCTGCTAACGTGATGCACGATGGAAGCGCTGAGATTCTGCAAGGCATGGGCGAAGCGGCACGATTCTTCTACACGCCTAAAGCCTGTAAGGATGACCGGGACGATGGGTGCGAGATGATGGAAGAACGTTGGAAGGCTGGCTATTCATATACAGATACACCCGGTAATGCTGCGGATGGAATGTTCAAAGATAGAGAAACCTTAAAGCGCAACTTCCACCCAACCGTAAAGCCTACTGACCTGATGCGCTACTTGTGCCGTATGGTTACACCTACCGGTGGCATCGTGCTTGACCCCTTCACCGGATCAGGTAGCACCGGGCGCGGTGCAGTGCTTGAAGGATTCCGGTTCATCGGTTGCGAGATGGATGCAGACTACATCGAGATAGCGAAAGCCCGTATCCTTGCAGCTGAGAAAGCGTACCAGCCTTGCCTGATATTCGACTAGTCTTACCAAGGCCGCATGAAGCCCAGCAGGTCATCCTGCGGGAAGCCCGCCGTTATAATGTTTTAGCCTGTGGCCGCAGGTTCGGGAAAACCACGCTGGGAGGTAACCTTTTATCTGACCCGGTATTGATTGACGGCTTGCCCTGCGCGTGGTTTGCTCCTACCTACAGGCTCCTAGAAGAGGCATACGCCGATCATAAGCGCATCTATGCTCCGGTTATCCGGCGGGCTGTACAAAGCCCCGCACCGCGCATCGAGCTTATAACCGGGGC